GTGCGTTTGACTTTTTAAAGTTATACTTTGGTACGAAAGCTGTACCTGCTGCTGTGTTAGGTAAGTTAGCCATTAACTATATAGTAACCCTCCAGGTCTTTTTTGCTGCATCAATTCTGCTTGTATGGCCTGTGATATAGCCTGTCCTAACTGCTCTGCTTGACCTGCATCTCCTTCTACAGAAGATCCAGAAGCATCTACAGAAACATTAATATTATTAACTGTTCCTCCTCCCAACTGATTATTTGGAATAATTTTACCAGCAGAGGATGGTACAAAAATTTCTGGACCTTTTTCGCCTACGATTGAAGGTTTACCTACAGGCGGCATCCCACCAGCAGCAAAGGTTGGAAGATTTTTAAAAATACCAGTAGCGCCACCAAACATATTAAACAGTAAAGTATTTATTCCAAGTTGCATAAGTTGTCGACCAATACTTTGTAAAACACCTACAGCGGCTTCACCTAATGTTTTTGCTCCCATTGCCGCATCAGTTAAAGCATCAGAAACACCTGTTGCAATACTGCTTCCTATTTCTTCAAATATATCTTTTAATTCGTCAGCTTCTTCTTTTTGTTTTTTAAGTGCATTTGTGCCTTTAATATAAGCTGTAATTATATCCCTCGCACCTTCACCATGAATTGCAACAAGAGCATTTATTTCTTGTTGTGTTTGTACTTCTTCTAAATTTCCGTCAAGAGCAGCTTGTGCTAAAGCTCTCTGATTACTTAGTCGATCTATCAATTTACCTTTAGCTTTAACAGAATCCATTTCTGCCTGTTCATAAGCAATAGCTTTTTTTAAATTATCATTTATTAGTTTATTTATTTCCTCTTGTATATCTTTATTTTCTTTTATTGTTTTATTTTTCTTTTCCTCTGCCGCATTTTCTTGAATAACAATGTCTAATCTTTCTTTAATAGGCTTCATTTCGTCCCGTAAAATTGCAAGCCTTCTTTTCGCTGCTTCTACAGTTCTCCGATCATTACTACGATTGAGAATAGCAATTTCTTTTGCCATTTTTATTCCAAGATCAGCTTCTAAGGCTTCTAATTGAGCTTTTTCACCATTTTTAATTGCTTGAGTAACTTTATCTTGTTCATCTTTTTGTTTTATTAATTGTGTAACTATAGCTCCAATTCCTGTTGCAATAGCAACAAATGGAATTGCATTTAAAGCAATAGTAGCTAAACCACCGGCATAAGCTACTTTTAATAAACCAGCACTAACGGCAGCTAATAAAACAGGTATTGCTTTAGCAGCTAAAGCTATTCCAGTAAAGATTAAAGCAGTTTTTCCAATAGGAGATTGAATAAAATTATTAGTAGCCGTTATTAATTCTGTTAATCCTTTTGTAGCTGCGATTAAAGCAGGTTCTAATTGTTTACCTAGCGTTTCTGAAAAATCTCTAAATGCTTCTCCCAAAGAATCTACATTTCCTGCAAAACCTTCAGAAGCAGCTTGTGAAAGGCCATTATAACTTTCTTCCACGATTTGCAAAATCATTGAGTGCGCTTCCGCAGTTTTGTTGGTTTTCATTAATTCTTTTATTACATCCTGTTGTGTTTGTGTAAATGCAATACCTGATCTATTTAAGTTTGATAAATTTCTTTCCGGATCTTGCAATGCTTTGGCTAATTGCATAAATGATGTACTTACATCCACTTGGTTAACCTGAGCAATATCGGCTGCAGCTTGAGCTACTCTTTTGTATGAATTAACACCAATTTTTCTGAAACTTGTTAATAAGTTAAAACCCCTTGTAAATTCTTCTTGATTAAATAAAGTCTGATTCCCTAATTTGTTTGCTGCTTCTTGCAATTCATTTAAAGCAACAGTTCCTGCCCCTAAATTTACTAAACCTTGTCTAAGAATTTCAACATCTCTTTCTCTTGCTGTAAAAGTTCCAATCGCATTGCCTACAGTAGCAAAAGCAGCACCAACAGTAAGTAAAGGTCCAAGAGAAGCAGCTAATGAAGCACCCAAACCTTTTGCTGCAGTAGATGTAGCAGTTAAAGATTTAGTTGCACCGTTTGCATTTTTTGATAATGTTTTAGTCGCTTGAGAAGTTTTATTTAAAGAAGATATTGCATTTCTTGCTTCAACTCTTAAGGTAACATTAGTTTCAGCCACTTAATTTTATGTAAATCTATTTCTTATATATTACCTGTTTTTTGCTCTTTGACGAATTTTTTCTTCTTTTTGATGTTTTAAATCGTAATACGCTGCCCAATAAATAAATTCTTCTTCTGTCATGTTTTTTCTAAGTTCTGTTAGAGTTTTTCCTAATTCAGTAGCGAGAAACAACTCAAAATAAAGCCAGTTATTTCTCCTTAACCTTTTTTTGCTGTATCGACATCTAATTTAATTTCAAATAAAAATAACTCAAGATCATTTAGAATTTTTTCGGGCAACATTCTTTGTAAATCTGGCGCATCGGCTAAAGAAAAAGCTTTTGAACCATCTTCTTTTTGTGCTAATTGACAAAGAAGTTGTGTTGAAATCATCAAAGCATCTTCTGTACCAGCAGATGATTGAGCCCTTTGCCTGTCATATCTAGTGACTGGTGGAAAATATATATCAATTTTTTTACCGTTTGGTAATTCTAATTCATATTTACGTCTGTTAGACATAACATCACTAAAAGCTTCAGTAATGATGTCAACTGTTCTTTTTGTTGTCATAAAAAATGTAATACCTTATTTTAATGTACTATATAGCTGAAGTAATAGCACCATTAGTAATAAAGGTAATATTTATAATCTGAACTTCGCCAAGTGTCGCACCATATTCTGCATTAGTAATAATAATTGCGCAACTGATTTTTTTAGCTGAAGTATTTGAATCAGGAAACAGTTCAATGAGAGCATCTCCTGCATCCCCTGTAACTAAAACATCATCAATAAAAGCTTGATAATCTGAGTTACCAGAAGGGTCGTAAATAAGTTCGGCTGAACCTTCACCAGAAATCAAACCGCCGATAAATGTTTTTGAGGTATCACCTTGAACTGTTGTTTCCATTGTGTCTTTAGTAATAGATAAAGACCAACTTCTAAGGCCAGAAATGTCAGCTTCAGTACCGCCGGCATTTTCAAACATAATTTTACCGACATCACCCTTAATCGCAGCCATAACAAAAAAAAGAATTATTAATAAACAGTTTAACTCTTTTCAGAGTTTTTTACATCTTTTTTAGTATTTTGTTGATTCTCCATATATCTTCTACAACGCCCATCCCAATATGCAGGGTCACGGCGTCCCTTAACAGCTTCTATCGCATCAAGCATTTCTTCAGTAATTTCAAGCTTTGGCATAATTAAAGATCCTCATATATTTCAAATGTAATTCTTATTTGTGTTTGAAATTTACCTTCTGGGCTAGATGTTAAAACTTCTGGTCCAATAGGTGAATCAAAAATAACATTTGAAACTGTAATATTATTGTAAAGGTCTCGCAACCTTTTGCCAATAACATAATTAGCACCGGCACCAATTCCTTCTTCTGTAAATATATTTAACAGCAGTAAACCAACAACACTATTTGTAGAATTTGCAGAACCGCCCATAGTTACGTAACCACCAGAACCAAAACTTGTTTGGCATTGAACAAAAGTATCTTCTGTTGTTGAATCAAAAGACATATTATTAAATACAACAGGAATAACAGGGCTACTTGCTAACTCTGTTGCCAATCTTCCTTCAATAGTTGATCGTACTGTATTTAAATCAGTTGCAGCCATTATATCCTCCTTTTGATTCTGTCGTATTCGTCACTAGCCCATAGTTGTAATTCTTTTGCAATCAACTCTGGAAAACCTTTAACTGTTTGCTGTCTTGTTCTATATCGATTTTTCCAAGAAGGGGGTAGATTTTCGCCATAACATACTGGCTCTGCATAAGGTAAATTATTTGAAATTATCCCTTTTGTAGGGCCTATTTTTGTTTGCCACGCATTTCTAAGAGAGCCTCCTACACCTTTCTCATTTGCTCTTGGCCTAAATACTGGTGTTGCCTTTTTTACTCTAGCTGTCCATTCTAAAGTAGTTGCACGAACAAGATCTTTAACAGCTTCTTCCATTACATCGGGTATTTGATCTAATTTTATTTGTCTAGTCATAGTTACCTCAAGATAAGATCGAAACTTACTGGTGTATTATTTTGCTCATTTGTAATTACTTGAATAATTTTAAATTCAACACTACTTATAACAACTCTATCTTTTGTTGTAGGAACAAAGGTAAGATCACCAGCAGATATAGTAAGCAACTTATCCTGTGACTCAATTAAATTATTTACTTGATTTCTCGAAACATTACTTAAAGCACCTTTAATGGTTGTATCAGATGTAGATTCTGTTATAGCTCCAGTAGTGGTGTTATATGCCCCTGCTGTTACTTTTCTGATAGTTACATCACCACCAAGCTTCTTAAGTGAAGCACTAGCAGCCTTTTTTAGTGCTTTAGCAAGACTCATAATGAATAAGCTATAACCTGACCACTTGCAAGAGTAATACTTGTTATGACTCCACAAACTTCAGATGAAGCTTTCATTGTGATGCCGTTGATAGTTGATGAACCATTTTCTGTGATGTTTTCAGCAACAAAAGTTGCTTCTGCATCCGTTAGACAATGCACCTTACCAAATCTGCCAGTATGGGCATTTGTATCTGTAATAATGATCGCTGCTGGATAGTCGTAGCCGTAGCCCATTTTTAAGACCTCTTGATTTGTAAGTTTGCTCTTCCACCTATTCTAATACCCATTAGATAGTGGTCAACGATTGGTGGAATCCTATCAATGCCCACAGCCCCATAAAATCTAGGGGTTACATTTATATTACCAACACTTACAGCAGCAAAGTCCTCTAAACCGCTTAATTCTAAACCGTTCCTATTATTATTTAGATAAACAGCCAAAATAACTTGCGCGTGTTTTACCCTATCTGGGATTTCGGTATCAAGGTAATAATCAGCAACTAATCTATTTGGAAAGCTTAAACCATACAGATTGGTGTATGTATCAGGCTTCCTTACTCCTGATCTAGGCCATTCCAATGCTTGAGTATCAGCTACCCTAGCTCCTAAAAACTTCTCTCTGTCAATTCTCTGGGCTGCTGTAAAAAGCGCACGATTTTTATTGTCGTTGCTTGAGCCGTCCCAAGCTGCGGTATCATCACTTAGAACTAGCCCCTCAATAAAAGAGTTTGCATCAGCAAGAGTTATGTAAGTGTTTGCGTTAGCACCGCCAACAGTAGCATCAAGAGTTATCGCCATTGGGTTTTACCTTTTGGGTTTTTCGTTTTGGTTTTGGCTTGGATGTGGAAACTGAAGCCACTTTTTGAGCAGCTTCATTCTGTTTCCTCATTCGCTTAAAGGCAAAAATTGCCACTAGCTAGATGCTCCTTTTAAAGCTACAAAATTGATTACAATAGCTTCACTTAAATTTCCAGCAGATACGTTGGAAACTGTGATAGCAAAAGAACCAGCAGCAATAGCATTAGCATTTACCAAATATGAACCAGCAGTTCCAGCAGAACCATGACAAGCCACAACAACGTCAGTTGCTGCGATCTTGCTATTAGTTACTGTGAAAGATACCTCTGTGCCAGCATCAAGCTGTGCATTGTTCATTGTGATTTGTCCTGACTCTGCATTGAGAGTTACACCTGTCGATTTATTGGTGGCCTGAGTTACAGTTCCACCCGCTGTTGGGCCTACTAAAGATCCAGCAGTTACATCAAATAAAGATGGCATGATTAATTACCTCTAGTCGTTATTAGAAACAACGGTAGCGCGAACAATACCGATATTCTTTGTCTCATAGACTTTCGACCAAGAGCCTACAGTTTCTAGTACTGATCTGTTTGGGTTAACTGTTGTCACTGCATACTTCAACCCTACTGGATGATAAATGTAGTGAAGATCAACTGCCATTGCCTCTTCAAGCGCAAGTATATCTCTGTCAGTTTGTGTTCTGATAGGAGCTTGCTCCCCAGTTACTACAGCACCAGCTGTAAACATGAACACCGAGTATTCAGTGGACGAGCCTGACCCTGTTGTTGGAATATCATCCGAAACTATAACTCGGAGTCCCATGAATGTAGGAACAGTTGGACTTCCAAAAGCGTTTTGGATAGAACCACCTGATGCTGTAGCACCGCCACCGTTAATGTCAGCAGCAAGAACAAAATCAACAGCTCTTCTTTCAACCAAGTCATAGTAGCATTTTGAATGCATTGCAATGGTTGTAAGCTTTCCGCCTTGATCGCCTAACAATGACTGAGCCTTTGCAACGTGTCTAGGACTTAACGCTGTTGGTGTATCACTTGATTCAGAATCAATAGTTAAACCAAATAAAGCAGAGTTGCTATCATTTGCGTTAATAGATCCAAAAGCACCAGTTAAGCAAGAATAGATCTTGAACTGAAAGCACGACCTCTGTGTAAAACAGCAGCGATCTGGTTGTCAGCTTGGATTTTTGATGGAGTTAGTGAAGTTGAGTCTGAAAGAACCTCAAAATCTCCTGTTAAATTTGCTTTGTAAAATGGTATCTTCACAAAGTCTCCGCCTCTTTCTGCGGTTAAATTTAATTCAGCCAAAGGTTGCACGACACCACTCTGCAAGAATGAATCTGTATTAGTGGAAGCCTCTATAAGATAGGGCGTGAACACCTCAGGTATAATTAAATCACTACGAACTGTAGCCATTAGAATTTAATTAATATGTTTACCGTCGGGTGCAAACCCTAGCCAGCGCAAACTAGATAAACCTATATTAACCGCTAACTGCGTTTTTGAGCATATTATATTTATTTATATCTGTCCTATACAACCTACTTTGCTCTGTAAGGTTAAAAGATTCCTTTGCAAAAGGGTTTTTTTCAGTTGCAACATACTCAGTTTGTACCTTTGTTGTGGTAGCCCCACCACCTTGTGGTCTTGGGTTCTTCTGTACCCATGAAGGCATTTTTGTCATTGCCCAGTCTTTAACTGGTGTTCTGTTATAACCGTCAACAACTACAACTGTCCCATCTGCTTCTCTTGCAAGCTGGTCTTTGCTTATGCGTGACAGTACATATTGTGGATCGTGTACAACATCAGCAAGCGCTGTTACAGCAGGGGCCTCAACTTCAAGCTGTCTCTGTCTAGCTTCTAGCTCTTGGATCCTTTTGTTCTTTGCCTCCTCAGCATCACGATACTGCTGGGCTTGTTTTGCAATCGCCTCATCATATCTGCCTTTTGCTTCTAATTCTTCTTGTTCTTTTTGTTGTTTAAAAGCAATAAGAGCATTTACATCAACATCAGGTGGTACAGCTTTTGCGGTTTCTTGAGCTTTGACGTATTGATCCATCAATTTTTTATTGTTTGCCTCTAATTTTCTAACGCTTTCCCTCAAAGCTTCAACTTCCGTTACATCAACAGGTGGGTTCGGTTTGATTGGTTCGTCAGCCATAAAATAATTTTAACAATAATTAATATAAATAATACCCTACCATTTAACTTTGTCAGCCCAATATGCTGCGCTCATCTTACCTTTCGCAATATGTTTTGACATTCTTGCCTTAAAACTTTTTTGTCTATCTTTACCTTTTTTTGTTTTAGGGTCTGACCCTGCACCCCTAACTCCTTGTTGACCAAATCTTATTAATCTAATTTTATCGCCTTCTTTAGCTAATACGACATGAGAACTTGTAGGGTGTTTACTTGTCCTTTTAGGTATATTAGTTCCTTTAAGACCATATTTTTTTAGTTTATTCGCAATTTTCTCTTTTTCCGTCATTATTTTTTCTTTTTGGGTGCTGCTCTTAATTCAGACCTTTTTTTCAATACTGCATTTCCAGTAGAATCAGAAATTATCTTAACAATAGGGTCATCTTTACTACCTACCCTTGTAATTTCTCCTCTTGGTGTTTTTATTTTGGCTCTAGTTCCAGCATTTGCGACAACAACTTTACCAAAAGTACGTTTACCAGCGTAAATCCAGCTAACTCTAGATCCTTTATTCATTTTAAGTTTTTTTAGTTTTTTTCTTTACCTTAGGCTTAGCTTCACAGTTCTCAGCTTTGGGTTTAGAGTCCTCGGCCCCTTGAACTTTAAATATATAGCCCATTATTTCTTACCACCTTTTTTTACTTTTTTCTTTTTACCTTTTGGTTTCATTGATCCGTAGTGTGAAGGCATAACAATAAAAGTAACTGTAACTATATTACCTCTTTTTAAGTTTTTTGGCTGTTTGCTGTCCGCCTACTCTCCAAAGTATTTGTTAAGTAACTTAAAATCTTCAGTATCTATAGCATCTGTATATAAACCTTCTATTATCATTTCATACTTTTTTCTGTTGTCCCCTCTAGTTTTTTGCATTGCATCATAAATACGTTTTGGAACTGTTCTGTTTTTTGGAAATTTTGTTGAAAGTTCTAGAGCCTCATCTGGTGTCATAAGTTTTTGATTGCTAAATCTAATGTTTCTTCAACCCATTTATACAGTCGTGGCGCTCTTTCCTGCAACCCCTCTGGGTTAAAAATATACTGAGTGAAAGATTCGGCAAATTGTTCAAAAGGGTTTTTGCGACTATATCTCGTTGGATAAGTCATGCCTTTTAGTTTTTGGAATTGTGAACCTAAATTACCTGCGCCTGCTTGGTAATGTACTTGGTGTCCCATCTCGTGAATTAAAGTTGAGAACCAGTCAATACTTGCGTCCATTGGGTGCGAGTTAGACCATACTTCTTCAATACCCTCCCTTAGTCCTTGTCTGTATCTTTCATAAGCGGTTCCTTTAAATTTACTAAATTTAAAATTATTTTCTAAAGTTTCAGCAGTGCTTTTTTTAATCGCTCTTGCAGCATAAATATTAATTTTCTCAGCACCGTTTCTTAGCCTTGTATGTACCATACCTGAGTTCATGATTGTATATCCGTTGGAGTTACCACTAGCATTTTTAAATAAATAGCTTGTAATTTTATCGTCAAAAAGATCTGTAGTGCGTTCTCCTTGCTTTAGCAACCTTATATTAGTTCTGAACTCTGCATCGTGGCTCCCGATTCTCATGTTGCCAATACCATTCCAACGTCTTTTCCAACCTCTGGCTCCACTTGAAAGCTTTGCGTCATCTAATTTATTAATAAATTCAAATCGTTTTATAACAGTGTTGTTAGAATCCACGAAAGCATCTAAATTTTTTCCAGTTAAAAATCTCTGTTTTAACTCCCCTAAAGTTTTGGTTTTTTCATATTTCATATTGAATTGGTTAACTATGTTTCCCTTCTTCATAAACAAGCGCATTTTTTTAATATTTTTCTGAGTTAAACCACCTACGCTTTCCATACCATCTAAACTTTCTTCTATAAATTGTTGTATATTGGCAGCTTGTGGATTATTTGCTAACCAATCATCAACTCCTTGTGTTGAGAACATGGGAGAATCTTTGAGAGCTGGTGCTTTAACTTTGGGTGCTGTGATGGGCTGAGGTTTGATAGTTTTAGCAACAATATTTTTCTTGCCATAAATTTTTTTTAAAGTTTCTAGAGGTATAGCAGTTCCGTCGCTTCTAATTATTTTTCTCAAAGCTGATTGCCCTCCTATTTTTTCTCCTAACTTTTTAAAAATTTTTACCTTACCTTCGCTGCCTAAAGTTTTTATCTGTAATTTTTTATCTTGTGTAAGTAACCAATCTCCATATTGTGTGCCTTGCGGAACTCTTCCTGTTGCACTAGGTCTGCTGACAACTTTCCCTACTGGTGGCTGTTTCAGATCTTCAAACCCTTCACGCTTGCTTAACCCTTCATAATCAACTATTGGAACAGTAGTAGATCTACAGTTGAAGTGCTGAGGTGGCATAGGGCCTTTATCATATTCAAACTTTCTACCATCAAGCCTCATGCAAACATTGCTGGTCTTACTGTCTAAGGTTGCAACATATTCATATTTTGGTGCGATTTTTTTATTAGCTGCATATACAGCCTGAGACGCTTGATTCTGCACCTGATTGACTGAAGTTCTAACGACTGTCCTTATTTGGTGTGCTGCTAATTTTGCTTGTCCACCAGCTTTAAGGGAGTTGAAGTCTAATTTACCCATCAATTTCCTAGCTATCTGGTTTGATGACTCTCCACTAAAAACACCCGCCCTAATCGTTCGAGCTAACAAATCTTGGTTTTTTGTTGCAATACCCCTAAATGCTTTCTCAACGGTCTCACCATTAGGCAAAGTCATCATCGCGCCTTGCCTAGCAGTTAGCTCAAACTTACCCTGCCCAAACTTAACAAAATCATCTTCAGTAAATTGCTTGCTGGTAAAAATATTAATTTTTGTTGGATCAGTTTTTATGAAAGAAGTTGCATATTTCTGACTAACTGCAACCGAGTTAACTGGTATATTGCCAGACTTAACAACCTTAAGAAGTTCTTTTTCTATAAAACCAGTTTGAATATTGGCATACTCTTGTAACTCTTTTATTATTTGCTTGGTTGCAGTCTTGTTCCACTTGTCCATACTTGCTTTGGACTGCGCAATAATCGCTCTCAACCTGTTTCTTGTCTGTGGTGCTATTACAACCCCTACCGCTGCTTTTTTTTGCCTTATATCTAGTTTTACTAACTGTTCGGCAGCTTCATGTATTACTTTAACGTAATTTTCTATAAATCCATTAGCTACAGAATTACTGAACCTACCAACATCTATAGCTTCTCTGTAAAATACCTCTGGAATACTCATCTATCATTCTTCCCCTGTTTCCTCCTCCTCTTCATCTTCAGGCTCAGGGTCTGGCTCTTCAGGTGGTTCTGACTCTGTAAATCCACCGCTTTGTGTGCCTTCAATCTCTTCCTCTACATCAAAGTCATCACCTAAAACTTCCCCAGCAGAAAGTTGGTTTAATAATGTTTCCTGAGTAATAGTGCCAGCAGTAAACAAAGTTAACAAGCTGGTAATTTCTTGTGGCTGTAATCGGGCAGATACGAAATCTCTATTAACAAAGGAACTACCAGCATTAGCTTCATTCAAATATTGGCTATGGAATCTCAAACAATTATCTATAAGGTCTTGCATCTGCTGTGCTATTACCATCATTGTGCTGTCATTCTGTGATCTATCTATTTGTTTCGCCTCTGCAGTTTCCCCTACTAACTTTTGCCCCAGCACTGCTGCCAGCGATAAGGTGTTAATCTGTTCTTTAATATCATCAAGCCTTTTGAACTGACTGTCATAACTGTCTCCTGATGGACTAATATATTCCATTCGTGACTCTGGCGGTAAAGATAAAGCCTCGTTAGGTCCTGTAGTTATTTCATCAGCATTGGGATAACCAAAGACAGCAAGAAGTGGTACAGAACTGATATGTAAAATGTTGTCTAGGTCGGATTGGATTTGATAGTGTTTGAGATTGAGTTCTGCTATGTCATAAAGTGGGCTGCGACTTTCGTAGTACCCAACTCTATTTGAATACGCTATAGCAAAAGGTATTTTATCTTTTAAACTCATTTCTCCTTCTTCGTATAGCTCGTATTTATTTTTTTTGTCGTTTTTTCTATGAATTTCATATCTACCCCTTTCAAGTACTCTAATTTGTTTTATTATTTTATCTCCGTACTTTCCATCAGGCTCTACTATCTGTTCCATTAATCTTAGTTGAGTTAAACGCCTTTCGCCTTCTATAAGTTCAGACCTCCAACCTAAAATATCTCTCGGTGTGTACGTTACCCAATATGGCCTAGTCTTATCTCCCTCCTTTGGTGCATCTACCAAAACACCGACATGGCCAAAACTAATTGCTTGTCTTGCTGTTTGGTATAGCCACACATTCAAATCATTTCCTTCTAAATCTACATCGAATAACTGCTCCCTCACTATGTCCGATACATCATCAAGTCTTACAGGTTTTCTAACCAGCATACCCGAAAGCATTTTTTCGATACGCTGTAAATATGGCACTACTGTTGATCTTGAAAGTCGGATGTCGTATGAGTCGTCTGTCTCCCTGCTTTCTTGAGGAAGATATTTTCTATGTTCACTTCTGATCTTATAAGTACCTTCTTTTAGGTCAGCTATCAAATCCCAAAACTGCGCCATTCTTTGATATGAAGCATTAGGGCTGGCAACTGTAGTAGCAGCTTGTGTTATGGGCTGATTGTAAATATTTTGTGAGCTATACACAGTTTTGCTCCAATAGTACCATGTTCTTAATATATTCTAATGCCTGTGGGTTTGCCCGCACGTGCAAATAATGGATTAAACTCTCTCCACACTAAATAACCTAGAGCGTCATTCATGTGATCGTACCCCGCGTCCTTGTCTGGTTCGCCTTTGTCTGTATAACTCTGTAACTCAAGACACTCGATCATACGCTTGCAACTGGCATTGACCTGTAAACGTACTTGCCCCTTTCCGTTACATAGCAAACCCTGTACGGCAGAGACCCTATCACGGATTGCTGGATTACTTTTGGCTGAAAGATTAATGAAACCATAAGATTCAAGAATCTGTATGTCTGTTTTTGCTGCATTGGTGCTACGGTTGCCTCCCGAAGCGTCGGGATAGACATAAATCTTATTGCTAGGGTATCTACGGATTATTTCTTGAGCAAGTGCATCTGTATCATGTGCTGACACAATTTCATCAATAATTAACAATTTTTCCCCTAATTTAATTCCTATCACCGCGCTCATATTTGCTATATTAAAATCTACACCAATCCTTAATGGTTCTAACTGAATATTAGGAATTTTATTGACTATATTTTCTTCTCTAACAAACCTATCATATACTTGACCAGTCGTGAGGTTGGTAAATTCACCGTTAAGGTAAGCCTGTAGCATACTTGGATCGTAGTTAGCTTGCATTCTTTCTATGAAATCTTCTGGTAAGTGTGGATTATCTTGCGTCCTCATTCTTATAAGCTTTCTGTCTGTTCTTTCCTGTGCTGCCTCTGAACCAAATGTATTCCACATCCATCTAAAACCCTCTGGAGTGCTTGCAGCGCAGAACTGTCTGACATTACCAGACCTTAACCTACCTAAAATCTTTGGAAATGCCCTATCACAAACAGATGGGGAAACTGTGTCTATTTCATCTGCCAATACGAAAGCTAAATTTAATCCGATTATGCGTGACCAGTTTTCAAAACTTCTGCAGAGTATTTTTGTATCACCGTCTGGTAGATGCAATATGTATTCGGGTAAGGGACTAGCCCTGTATGAATAAGGAATTTCATAATGTTCCAAGAATTGCTCGAAGTCGTTTTGCCAAATGTCTCTAATTAATGAACCAGTTGGCTCCATTACAGCCCCAGTAAAACCTACATTAAGTGCTGCAAGTTTTACACATACTGCACAAAGCGCTCTAGTTTTCCCTGCGCCATAACCAGCCGATAAGCCTAGTATCTCAGTATTACTATTATCGAAGAACTCTCTTTGTGGTTCGTGTAAATCATTTCTTATATTCTCTAAAAGTTGTTTTATGTCTATAGAAACACCGCTGCTACCTGCAATATCTAGTACAGAACCTTCTCTGGTTAATATACTCATGTTGTAATCTGTGCAATTTTTGCCATTGAGTTAATACAGCCCAAAGCTACGTTAAGCTGATTACTGTTTCGGGCCTCTTTTTGTAGAGTAGAAAGCTGGCTTAAAATGTCCGCGGTAAACTGTCTTCTATCAATGTCAAAATCTTTCTTAAGAACTATACGAGCATCTTGAATATACTGTTCTGTTTGTCGTAGCTTCAGTCCCCACTCAGCCGCGGTATATTTTATTATTTCTGACCGCGTAACGCCACGAGAAAGTAGCGCAGCAATTCTGTAAGTTCTATATTCTTTTTCTGATTGAGTCGCTTTCTTTTTTGCCACTATTTTTCTAGATTGTGAAAGGAGTCAAGAGCGTACCAAACGTGTGAGTTTCGATAGCCTCCTTGATGTGTAGGAATAATCGGTGTAACTCCATGCCTATTACGCCAAGCTGGATATACCAATAGTGAATTATCAGTTTGGTCAAACGTGGCATTGTAATCAGGCACGTGTAAATTACCTCCCTTACTGTTACGTCTTTTAGTAATTATCATATTTATAGCACCTTTTACATTGGCATGGTCTTGATGAACTGGTGCGGATATATTGCAATTTGAGATAGTAGAACTGAAATTATTAGCAAAACGCCAACTCTCGGGTATCCTTTGACGTATTTTTAATAAGTGCGATTCAGCTACCGTTGGAATATATTTTTTGACTAATTCAAACGATTTAATACCAGCTGCGTTGATAGCTTTAACAAAAATATTAGCGCTTTTTACAGCATGTACTGATGACCTAGTAGCGTATGGCCTTCTCATGTGTGGTTTAGGTGGACAAGAACCGCAGATAGTAGAATATTGCAATACTTCAGCTTGCTTGTTGTGTAAACCACTAGATCTTTTCATCTCAGATTTAGGAACCCGCTTTGTTTGAATTTCTTTGTCAACTATGTTGACTAAATTTTGTAAATCCTCTGGCAAGGTTTTTATAAACAAGCCAACTGCCGTACCATCAGGGTCAACTAATATACAATCGTCAAATACATTAGGCTCGAATCCTCCTACTGAGTCGCCAATTTTTAAAGGAGACAAAACAGGATTTAGTACTAATTCGGGTAGTTTCATTTTTTTTTAATTTAACATTTTTAAAGCTTGAACCAACTCTTGCCCAACATAAATACCTTTTTTTCTTGCTTCTGCTACTACTTGTTTAGCTTCTTCATAGTCTTCTGGCCTAAACTCAATTTGGATAGCTTTAAATACATTATTAGCGAGAGTGCCGGTAGGGTCTTCAAAATCATCTAATGAAGCATAATCTGGCTCGTCAGCAAAGGTTGGTACATCATCGCCCCATCCCAGTAATGTTAAATCAAATCCATTTTCAGATAGTTTTTCTAATTCAATCTTCAATAAGTCGTCGTCCCAGCTAGAGTTCAAAGCTAGTTGATTGTCTGCGATTATGTAAGCTTTTCGTTGGTCCTCTGTTAGATGTGAGAGTGTAATTGTAGGAACTGTTTTAAGTCCAAGTTTTTTTGCAGCTGCAATACGACCATGACCAGCTATGACATTGCCAGTATCATCAATTAAAACAGGATTTGTAAAACCAAACTCTTTTAAAGAATTTACTAGCCTTTCAATTTGTAATTCACTGTGTGTTCTCGGATTACCTTTATATAAACTCAGGTCTATTATTCTTGATTGTTTTATATGGTCAGGAGAAACTACTGGGTAGCTTGGTGTTGAAGTCATAGCGAGATTGGTAATTGTCCACACTTTAGCTCTTTTTTAGACAGGTACACTTCTTTAGGTCTTGGCTGTAACCATAGCCGCTTGCCGTTAAGGATTCTATAATTGCATTTTTGCAAAGGGTCATAGACGAGGTAATCTTTAGGTTTTTTCAAGGGTAGAAACGTATAGGGATAAAGTTTTAAAGGGGTCAGAGTGCAATCTGAAGGGAGTAAAATTAAGAATTTAGAGATTTTAGCTTGAAATTTATTAATTTATCTTTAATTTCTTGCATCTCTGCGGGTAGTTCTGTTCTTTTATTTTTTAAATTTTTTTGGATTAGTCGATTCATTAATGTAGCAGTATCTTTCCATGCATCTTTTCTTATATTGTGTAGCTGCCTAATTATATCTTTATCTACGTTAATACCAACGCTATTTTTTATATTACCTTCGCCATCTCGAAAACCATGACCAGTTAGTTGTGCCTCCTCATTATATTTTGGGTAGACAGCTTCACAATAACAAATAATGGCTAAATCACTGCCTGCTACTCTTTTTCCAGACTCGGTAATATCGTAGTCTCCAAGATAATTATTAATTAAACCATCTGAGTTGTGTACGATTCCAGTATCGTTGCAAGCGTAGCAATTGTAAACTGGTGGCCTAAATGTGACATCGCGATCTATTGCAGATCTTTTGTAATTTTTCATGGGGTTTAAAAGGGTTGATTTTTTGCTTTATTTGCAAGCATAGGATTTAATCTTGACTGTTTTTGGCGTTTACGCAACTCTAAAAACTGTTCATATTGTCCTTTGCTAATCCATCTGTGGCAATCAGGGAACTGTGGTACCCATTCTGCGTTTCTAATTTTTTTTATTCTTGCATCAATATCTGCTTGTAAACAATCTGGTAGTTTTTCTTTAATTTCCTTACTTAACTTTTGCCAAGCCTCAAATGCTGGTTTTTTTGATTGGCTTACGCATTTGTCACAATTCATCTCTGTGTACATTTTCCAGAAATGTTCAAAATCTTTTGTATATTTATTTCTTTTAGTTTTTTGTTTTAGTTTAACTTGTTTTACTTCGGGTTCATGAGATACACCACCTCTAGTTGTTGTGGTACACCCCCCTAGTTTATCTGATGAACTGGTTGCTGAGATAGACTGCGGTTCACTACTAGATAGTTGAGGTATTGGAACTCTACATTCATGCCAAACAGTAACTCGATACGCATTAGTTTTTTGACCATGTTCATCAACTCTAGAAACTTTTTGTAACCAGCCAAGACAGCATAGTTGCTCGACTGTATGAATAACTTTTGTTCGACACATACCCGCGTCTTTAGCAAT